GAGCTTAAAGCACAACAAAGAAACGATGCTACACCTGAAGTCATGGAGAGGCTTACTAAAGATCTTGGTACAGATGACACAGCTAAAGGTGTAAGTGCATCCCTTAAAACTACTGCAGAAGCATTTAGAAATTCTGGTTTAAGTAGCATTGCAAATGAACATTTTATGCGAACTCTTAGAGATACAGCCGTTGCTAATGGAGTAACTAAGGATTCTTTACTTTTAGATAATACTTCTTCAGATTATGTAAAAAATGCTTTATTACCAACTCTAGTAAGTCAAGGTATTATTACACCACTAGAAGCATCTAAACTAAGTAAGTATATTAAGTGGAATCCTATTAGTGATACTCATGACTTAAAATCAGGTGGCGGTACTGCTAGTGATGATGAATTACAAAAAGCTTTACAAGGTATTATTGATCTTAAGAATGGTGCTCCAAGCGTTACTCCACCTGGACAGACTACTATTAATAACGCTAATCAATTTGCTACTAGATTTGGTGCTAAACAAGCTCAATAGTGATTTTTGCGTACTTAAATGATATAGTAGTTAGATTAGATATTCAGTATAAAGGTGTGTTATGTTTGCTACAGGTAATTTAGATGGTTCAAGTAGTAGTAATCAAGAAGCTAGATTGTTACAAGAGAAGTTAACTACCCTTAGTGATGCTCTAGCTGCTAAAGAAGCTGCTGGTATTAAACCATCTCAGAAACTTGAAGCAACACCTCTAGAGTATGCTAATAAGGCTACAGGTAGTCTAGAGAACACCCTATTAAATACTCCCCAGAATTTACAAGATATGCACTTAGCGGAAGTCCCTTCAGGGCTTTTAGCTATGAGCCAAAGAGGTATTAATAAAACTGCTGATGTAGTAGGTAGAGATAACTTTCTAGGGCAAGCTTTAACTAAAGCTGCAGAGTCTTACGGAAAGTCTGCTCAGCTAGCTGATGAGTATATAGCTCAACCAGTAGCAAAAGCTCAAGCGAAAGCTACTGAACTTCTAGATAATATTCATGGTACTGCTGCTTGGGATGCTATAGGTAAGCCTGGTAGAGATGTTGCTACAGCACTAAAAGGTCTAGGACTATTAGCTGAACTTAGCTCAACTAACCCTGAGAAAGACTACACTGTAGAACAACAACGTATCCAAGCAGCCAAAGATGCGGCTATTGCTGATGGTTATGATCCTGGTACGTCCTCTTCTGCTGTAGGCCTTACTAAAGCTATTATGGAAGAACCTGGTACTGTCTTAGCTAATGAATTTGCTCAAGCAGTCCCTAGTGTCGTTGCAGCAGGTGTTGCTCCTTATACTACTGCTACTAGTTTAATTGCTGAAGGTGCTGCACAGACTAGGGCTAATTTACTTAAAAATAATCCAGATGCTACTAGCCTAGAGTTAGCTGAAGCTCAAGCATTAGGTGCTACAGGCGGTGCTGTAGACTTTGCTGGTGATAAGTTAGTTGGTGCTGGTTTAGCTGCTAAAGGTGTAGGTAAAGTTCTTCCTGCTCCTGCAGCAGCTGTTGCTGATGTACCTATTACAGCAGCAGGTGAATATGCTGCAGAGAAGTACTCAAACCAATTAAAAGATTATGGTTCTCAGTTAACTGATTTAACACCTCAACAACTATATGCTTCAGAAATTGCAGGTATGCAAGGTGCAGCAGGTGGTGGAGCTATTAGGGGTGCTACAGCTGGATTAGAACTAGCTGGTTCAGGTACAGAAGCTGCTGTTAATAAAGCTGCAGAAATCCAAGCTGATAGACTAAATACAAAAGCCTTAGACAGTGGTAATGCCTATGAACGTATTACTGCATTTACTAAAGACCCAGAATTACATGAGTTAGGTACTAAGTATCCTGATGTTAAGTATAGTGCATTAGCTCCTGAAGACCATGAAGGATTTAATCCTATCGAGGAACTTCATAATCTACATTCAGATTGGCAAGGTTTCATGGAAGATCAAATTACTAATGATAGTCCAAAAACACTTAAAGAAAAAATGAATAGCTATAATGAAGTGTTGCAAAGCTTAAATGGTGCTGTTACCAATCTTAAAGATTTAAATGATACAGTACAAGCATCAGATACAGCTACACCTAAACAGAAGGAAGAACTACAAAGACTTTTAGATTTCAGTATTAAAGATGCTCAAGAGAAGTCTAAAGTAGCTCCTGAAGTTGTAGGTAAATACATGGATGATATTGTGGCTACTATGCAAGGTAGGGCTGCAGAAGCTTCTAAAGTCACTGAAGAAGACTTAACACCTGAAACATTACAGTTAGCCCAAGAAGCTGCTTTGCATCGTGTAGAGAACCCTACAGCTAATACTACTGAAGAGGACAATACTAAAGCTATTAAAGATTTACGTACTGTTTCAGTAACTAAGGATACTGTTCCTACAGTAGTAGCTACAGATGATGCTATCCAACAAGTAGTAAATACTGTGGATAAAGGTATTGCTCAATTAGAAGCTGAAGTTAAAACTTTAGGTGCTAATCCAAATAGTAATAATAATCAGCCTGCTAGTTACTACACAGATAGAATTAAAAAATTAAAAGAAGTTAGTGATGAAATTCAATTTGGTGAAGGTTCTAAATTCCGTGGATTACAGAGCCATTATGCACGTAATGCAGCAGTATATAGTGCTAAAAATGATGTTGCTGGCTTAGAAGATCTCCAGAGCCAATTAAATAACTGGTTAGGCTCTCAGTTAAAGAAACAAAAAGGTATTGAGAATAATCCAAGCAATCACTTACCAGTTTTTGTGGATGCCGTAAAAGAAACTACTCAAGCTATTAAGAGTATGCAAACAGAGATAGCTGTTCGTATTAAAGAAGCTAAAGCTAAGCAAAGTATACAAAGTACAGCCGAAACTCCTGTAGAAGCCCCTAATTCAGCGAATACTGCTGTAATTGCTGATAGCAGTACTGACTCAGCTAGTGCAGTTCCAATGGCTGCTAAAAGCTCTAATATGTCTACTGAACCAGTAAATACTGATACATCTGAAGTTGCATTACCTCAAGTTAAGCAAACAGCAGACAGTGAATTAGATGGAGTATCCGATGGAGTATCTAATACTGAAGCTGTAGTTAACTCTAATACTGATGAAACTGAAGTTGATCCTATTAAAGAGTTTAAAGAGATCACTCCGTCAAAGCCAATTGCTGGTATTGGTTTTGCTAAGGATAAAGCTAGTGCATTACAGAATAAGAATGAAGCTACTAAAGCAATTAACAACAATACAGTAACTAATGCTAGTAAAGAAAGTAGCAGTATTATTCAAACTAAGTATGAAAAAGCTGAAGATGGTAAACATTCTGTAAGCACTAATGCGCATTCTGTGTTAGCTAATGAAGATGCGTTTCACCGTAGTGTTGAAAGTCGTATTAAAGGTATTTCAAAAGATACTACATCAGCACTCTATAAAGTTTTAACTAACGGTATGAAGTCTATTAGAAATTCCATAGCAGAAGCCTCTAAAAGTAAAGGAGGTATGGCTACTTTACATAAAGTTGTTACTAATTCTAATGGCAGATCATATACTAACCAATATAATGTTCTTAGTCATTTAAGCGTTAGTGAAAAAAACCCTGCAACAAAGGCTGTTGAAGATAAGCTAGATCCTACAGTTGCAGCACATACAGTAGTTGCTGCTTTAGACTATGCTAAATTTATGCTTAAGAGTACTAACGATATTACTCTAAGTACAGTAGAACATGTTTTTAATGCTAAGAGTTTAGCAAAAGTACCTGTCGACTATGTCTATAAAGCTGAATCATTCTTAAAAACAGTAGGTTTACCTGTTAGCACTGCTGCAATGAGTATTGGTAAAGATATTGCTAGAATGAGCAACATTAAATTTACTGCAGAATCCTCTGCAAAAGATAGAGATGCTATGCATACAGCTCTAGGTGTAGCAGCACTTAATTATTTAAATAATCTCGGTTTAGTAACTTACTCTGAAGTACCTAATAGTGAGGTTTCTCATCTTAAACAGATTTTTAAGAATCCAACAAAAAGTCCAGTACCAAGTACTAGTAAAGCTACAAACTTATACTTTAAGTTTAATGTAGATAATGAGACTGCTTGGGAAGAGTTGATGAAGAATCTAAAAGATCCTTCAGGTAAAGATATCTTAGAAGCTTTTAGAGGTGAATCACGTACTGATACTAAAGCTTTACAGTCTACTGCTTATCCAAAAGCTAAGACTGATAGAGATATGAATAAAGTTCCACATACTCAAATTACAAAGGCTGCTAATAGCTTAAATAAAAATCCATTTAAGTTTAATCCATACCTTATTAAACTATTAGTAGAACCTTCTACTAGAGTAGCTGCTACTCAGCAAATTATCCAATCATTAGGCGGTCTAAGTAACTTTAAACTTACTGGTTTAGATGATGATTCAATTAAACAAAATATAAAAAATTATGTCAATAAAAATGTACAAGCTATGCAGCGTGTACAACAAGAAGCTGTAATTACTGATTATATACGCAGTGTTAAAAGACTCATAGACTTCATTGATAATGATATTGGTCAAGATACATCTAAACTAGATGAAGATTTCTTTGCTAAATATGCAGTAGATATTAATGATCGTATTAGATTAGATTCTACAATTAATCCAGGTGGAGATAAGGCTATCCATAGAATTTTCTTAGTAGATAGTAATTCACATAGATTGATCACAGCTCCTACTACAAATAATGACTACAAAGATGCTTTAGCTGCTAATCTTGGTTTAATAGATGAAAAGTCTAATACTACTGCTATAGAGGATGCTCGTGTGAGTATGAGAAAACTCATGACAACACTAGCTAAGAATCTCTCAGAAGACGCTTTAAATGACCTACAAAAGCTTTTAAATAAAGATCCATCTATATCTACATCTGTAGACATTGGCAAGCTCTACAAAGCAATTAACACTGCTGAAGGTATGGTAGGTAAAGTGGAAGATCTAAGTACTCTTATGGATTTAGCTAACCTTACTCTACGTTTTCCTAAAGATGGTAAAGCAACTAAACACAAATTTACATCTACCCTAATAGTTGAAGTAGATGGTAAGTCTAATGGTGTATTCTTAGCTTTAGTTCAGAGTCCTGTTGGCAATGATTTAGTAACGCATGAAACACTATTACGTAAAGTAGGTGTATATTTAAATAACACTTTTAAATCATTTTCTGATTGGGCTTCTAAGAAGAATGTACATCGTGAATATGATGTATACGAGACTAATGCTGCAGGCATGTCTGGAGTACTCAAAAAAGCATTCTCTGATGATACACCTGGAGTTGCACAAGCTAAATTAAAAGCTATTTCTAATCTTCTAGGTGAAGTCTTAGTAGGTAACGATGGGGTTATTACTAAGATTGCTAGAGAACTGAACAAAAATCCATTAATGGTATTTTCATATAACGCTGCTGAAGACACTATCACAGGTAATGTTATTGATGAGATTTTTAGTACACACATACCTAATCGTCTAATGTCTGTAGCTGATCTAGCTAAAGAAGGTGATAGAACAGCATTTGATGCTTTCAAAAAATCTTTGAAGCAAGCTTTAGTTGCAGACATTGCTGAAAATGGCGGTATGCGTAATATAGATAGCCTTACACCTGAAAATGCTATTGATTTTAAGTTTACACCTAAACAGCAGAATGTATTAAAGAATAAGCTAATACAGCCTACTGCAGAATCCTTAACTACAGCTGTATCTGAAATTATGTCTAATCAACGTAATGTTGCTCAGTTAACTACTACGTTATTCCAAGCACAGTATGCTATGTACAAAGAAGCTGAGAAGCTTATTAAAGAATCTTTAGGTATTAATCCTAATGATAATGAAATGACAATTGAACAAGCTGAAAGCCTAGCTAAACAGCTAAGACCATTTATACCATCATTTAATGGTCCCTTTGGATTAAAGACTCATAAACCTTATCTATTTGAAGATGATAAACCAACAGTAGGATCTCCTGTATTTACACTAGAAGTTGTGGGTACTTCTGACAGAGCTACAATTAACATGAAGCATTCAGCTGATAGTTATAGTAGTATATCTGAAGATATGCAGCCTACTGTAGCTGGTAAAGAAGTAACTTCTAGAAATATATCTGTTGAGCATAAAGAAGTAGGCGATCCTGGTGTAGCTGCGTCTGCAATAATGACCCATGCACAAGATGCAGCTATTATGGCTCTAACTATTCAAAAGATGAAAGCTGCTGGTATTACAGGGTTACATGTATTTGATGCTGTTAAAACTGGTAGTGAACATGCAGCTCAAGTATCCAAATTCTTAAATGAATCTACTATTGAATTGATGGAGATATACAATCCTTTAGAAGATTCTATGACATCATTAGTAGATAAAGCATTCTTATTAGCTAGGCTTGAAGTTAGTTTAAAAACTTCAGATAACAATAAAGTGTTAGGTCATTATACTGAAGAAGAGCTTGGTGAAATCCACGATAAGATGATTGATATATTACGTTCAAAAACTAATATTGATGAAAATATTGACCTATCTGAAATATATAGTACGTATGCTAAAAACATTAATAATAACAACTCAGTACTATTTAGTAATAAAGTTGTTATAGACCAATACCCTACTGCGGGTGGTGTAGGAGCTATTGAAGCTCAAGTTAGTCCTAGAAAGCTACCAAGTTATCATGTTATGGTTCACGAGTATCTACGTATGTTAGTGCCTAGTTCTATAACTGATTCTTCTGAAGATTCTTCTGAAGATGTTGAAATCATCTTTGGGAATCCTAATGCTGATAAAGCTACGCTTACTTCTTTGGTTTCTAGTGATACAGTTAATAATGTAGAGGATATCCTTACATTAGCTACAACTGTTGCAGCTAACGATAACCAGAATGTAAATCCTAGCTACTTAAAAGAGATGCAGGATCTCTTAAGTAAGCTTTACAGTAAAGTATCTACTGCTATTAATCCAGTATTAGTAGAAATACATAATGGTTCTTTAAATACTGGTTCAGCTGACATTATCAACCGTAAAATTGATATTATTCGTCAAGCTAGTCCAGTGAATAATGTTACTCAGTCTAACACTGAAATTCTATTACACGAATTTTTACACGTAGCTACTGCTGCATCTGCGATAGAAGGTATTAAGTCTAAAGAGTTATTAGATCTTTGGACTATGGCTAAGGATGCTTTGGATTACACAGTATTCCTACCTAACAATACTTTAACGAATACTACTCAAGAAATTGCAGAAGCTAAAGCTCTTTATGACTACATCTTTAATAATCCAAAAAGTATTAATGGTACTAATGTAGGACTGCTAGAGTTTATTTCTTTTGGTTTATCTAACCCTAACTTTAGAGATGCTCTGAAGAAAGTTAAAGATACTGCTACTATCCAAACTCCTTCAGCTATTCTGAAATTAGTTAAAGAAGGTTCTTTCTTAGATAAGATGATTACAGCAGTGCTTAATCTTATTGGTAAATTATTAGATAAATCTGTAGAAGGACGTAAACCAACTAATGTACATGATGCTTTGATAAGCTTAGCGCAACACTTAATTGAAGTTGAAGCTAAAAGTAAAATTACAGCTGGTTCAGATACATTCTTAAATAAAATTGATAATGCTGTAGAGACAGCTAATAAGAAAGTAAGCACTACTTTTGATAAGTTTAGTGAGAAGTATGATGCCTGGTATGCTAAACAATCTAGCAAACCTGTATCTACACCTACTACATCTACAAGACTTGATCCAGAGCAGCTTAAACTAGCTCAGTGGGCTTATTACAACTTAGCTAAGTCAGCTATGGGTTACACAGATGTAGAGGCTCTAAGAGCTGCTAGTAGCATTTTAACCTATGAAGATAGAACTCAAGCATTAAGTACTCTAGCCCATGCTACTGTTCTTAAAGAAACTGGTTTATTGAAGCATTTGTATCATCAGGTCTTTAGTGAAGATCCTTTATCTAAACCTTGGGTAAAAGCTTTGCGTGTTACTAAAGCAGGTATTGAGATGCATCGTAAAGCTATTCAAGAGACTATTACTGGTAGTGTTAAAAATGGTTTTACAAAACTTACAGAAGAGCAAGATGACTTCTTAGAACGTACTGTTCTTAGAACTGATCTCCAGGCTCTACATGCTCATTTGAACTATGACGTTAAAGCTACTATCAGTATGCTTAAAGATCCTGCTAAGCTAGCTAAATTTATTAAAGCTACTGAAGCAAAACTTAAATTGTCTCCTGCTATTGTCAGTCAAGCTAATGGTTTAGCTGAGTATATGATTACAGGTAAAACTTCTCAGAAGAATCAGTTAAGAAACTCTACAGCAATTGCTTTACATGCTAAATCTGAAATTAGTGTACCTGATCTTGATGCATATATAACTGCATTAGCTGTTCAAAAGGCTTCTGTTGATGTAACTACACTAGATAGTATTGATGGTTTAGAAGAAGGTCTAAATAACCTTTTAGAGTTGCATAGAGGCTATGTACAAGATACTAAAGAAACTCTTTTCTACGGTTCTGAACTGCAAATGATCAAAGGATACACTAGAGAAGACATTGATCATACTAAAGAGTACGCTTTTATGCGTACAAGTGATGCTAAAGAACTTAAAGCAGATGGATGGAATACTACAGAATTAAACGTACAAGATCCTATTACAGGTAGTAGTCTTAGTATGTATGTACGAGCTAATGTTATGAAAGCTCAAGTACAGTCAGGTGTATTCAGTTTAATGTCTAACAAGCGTAAAGGTACTTCTTATTCTGAAATGCTTAGAGATGCTGGTATTACTGATCCAAAAGAAATAGAAAAGCGTATTAAGAACTTAAATGCTTCTAGTGATTTCGTACCTATTCTGAATAATAATGGTGAAATCATTGACTATGTAATTAATATTTCTGAAGCTAATAGAGTTAAGCACTTAAACAAGAAGTACAGTGCATCAGAAGCATTAGGTAGAATGTACGGAAGTAAACTAAATAAACAGTTAACTCCTGACCATAACGCTAAGATGATAGAAGTAGCTAAACGTCAATGGGATGTTGAAAAGGCTACTAATGCTGATAAGTTTGAGTGGATAGATGATAACCATGAAGAATATGGTGATCTATATAAGAGTTTACCTGCTCAAACTAAAGCAGAAATAGAAAGTACTTTCGGTAGACCAGGTATCCCTGTACCAAAAGGCTCTGTACCTTTAGCTCTTGGTTTTGAAAAATACTTAGTAGGTAATTCACCTATTGTTAAATTTATGCAAGCTAAGATGCCTAAAGTACCCGTTACATACTTCAGTAACTTAATTACTAGAACTTGGCAAGACTTTGTATCTTTAACTAAGAACAAGATTGTTATTCGTATGCCTAAAGTAGTAGGAGCTAACTTAACATCTAACACCATTTACTTAGCTATCCAAGGTGTACCTTTAAAAGACATCTACAATGGTTACAGAGAAGGCGCTTTAGAGCTTAAGAAATTCTTAGATATAAGAGCAGAAATGTTAACACTAAAAGCTAAACTACCTAGCATGACGGGTCCAGCTAAAACATCTGCTGAACGTAGAATTGCTATGTTAAACAATGTGTTAGATAAATCTCCTATCAGAGACTTAGTTAAAGAAGGCTTCTTCCAATCTATTACAGAAGACGTAGGTGCTAATAATTTAACAGATCCATTACTAAGTCTTCCTAAGATGGCTGCTGCATTTATTAGTGATAAAAGTGCTTTAGCAAGTGCAGGTATAGATAAGCTTAATAAAATACCTTATGCAAGTGCTGTAGTAGATCATCTAATGATGAACCCTAATACTAGTATGTTTAAGCTTTTAAACAATACTGTGAAATATAGTGACTTTATTGGTAGATATGTACTGCATAAACACACTGTAGCTGAGAATAGTAAACTGCCTAAAGATAAGCAATTATCTAAATCAGATATTATGAATTTCGTAGCTGAAGCGTTTATCCAATATGATCTGCCTGATCCAAAGAGCTTAGACTTTGCTAACTCTATTGGTTTGTTTATGTTTACAAAATACTTTATTGGTATCCAAAAAGTAATCAGAAAACAAGTTAAAGAGAGATCACTAAGTACTGCATTAGCATTAACTGCTAACTATGCATTACTAGATTTAAGTGTAATACAAGATTCTTCTATGTTTGTTAAAGACTTAGGCGTTATGATGCACCTTAATCCTTTAGATATAGTTGAAACTGGTGTTACACCTAGTGGTTTAGAGATATATCTGGATTTGTTTAAACTTATGATTCCTAAGTAATATTATTGATAGGATAGTGATTATTCGTCACTATCCTTATTTGCTATATCATAGGCAATTACAAATGCTATTGAAGCAGATGAAATGACCCACAATATAGGGTTTATGAAGAATACTACTATACCTACTATTAGGAACGTAAGCAGTATACCTATAAACCACAATACTGCTTTAATCATAATTACACCTCAGTATATGGGGTAATCTTGATCTCTACTCTTGGATCTAACTTATCTTGTCCGCCTACTATTGCAGATTCTTTTACGCAATACTGGACATTATCATTTACAACTGCACCATAAGTCTGTAAAGCATCATTAGTAAACTTACTAGTTAGACTAACTATGTTCATGAGATCACTGACACTACTCTTATAATAGTATGTATACGTAATTTCGTATTTACCTAAAATTTTAGGCGGATCAGTTTTCATTAGCTGATCTAGAATTAACCATTCAAAATGAGCTTTTATTTTGTTCTTGAGATGAAAGTGGATATTTCTATATACATTCATACCTACTAAAAAAACTTTACTTGGCTTAGTCTTGAATGTTTCTCGATAGTAAACAGGAAGTACTAAGTTAATCATATAAAATACAAATCATAAAATAATTCACGAACAGTTTTAGGTTGCGAATCTATATCAATAATATTATCAATAGCATCCATAACTGCCGCTACATGTAAAGCTTTATAAGCTTCTTCAGTAGGTTCTACGATATCTAGGCCAAACTGAGCTGAACCTATCATCTCGAAACCCGTATTAAGTAATACAGCAGCTATAGCTGTATTTTTACTTGGTGTTAAGCTTGTATGAATTTTTACAATATCTACAGCATAATTTGATTTAGTAGTTATCTCAATCATTGGTTCTCACCAAGGAATTAAAGTTGTTCATATGTGTATCCTTTTGATAACTAAAAAGAGGTTGGTTTAGCAACACTACGTACGAGTGCCATAATGCCAGTTTGACAGTCTGTACGCCCAATATTTACCCAACGTTTATCTGTTGAATCTGTATCTAACAGACGTTGTATTAGATCTTCAAGTACTTGTCCAGTTTGTTTGATATCGTTCATTAAATCAATTTCTTCTTGGCTTAGCTCACGATAGCCTTTAATTAGGCGATGTTGATTGTCCATTTAACTTTCCTTATCTTCTTTTACTATAAACCAATCAGAGCTTAAAATATCTGTTTGTGATGCTAACCAAGGCACTCGTGCACTAATGTGAGAGCTGGGAGCATTATCACTTGCAGGAATAGCTGGATAGTGTAGATACATGTAAGGCAAAGTCATATCTGAGCCTTCTAGAGGTTGTTTCACAGAAACCTTTAAGCCTCTACCATTCCAACCTTTACGTGCAATAGAGAAGCCTTGTTTTGCTAGTTCTAATGCTAATCCAAAAGGTAATGCATCGTTTACATCATGATATGCGTCATCGAATACATGTTTTGGTGTCCAAGTTACATAACCTTCATGACCTTTAACATTAGATTCTTCTCCAAGTCGAGGTTCATACTCGATTAAATAACCCTCTTCCTCACGAGATTCGTTTGAAGGTAATAACCATCCTCGATAATCATTATATTCTCCACGCGTCATAGGTGTAGCTTTAACACTCTTTAGTCCAATATGAGTTGTGATATACATTTAGATTTCCTTTGTATGGGGGGACTGCAGGGACTTGAACCCTGATTGAACGATTATGAGTCGCCTATTCTAACCTTTGAATTACAGTCCCAAATTAAATAAAGACTAATACTCCCTGCGAACAGGGAATATTATATCTAGCACTAATACTGTATTAGTTATACTTTTTTGCCGAACTTACTACTAATAGGAGTTCCGCCTGAAAAAGGTGCAGATGAAGGAGCAGTAGTAGTAGAATTGCCTGTAAGAGTTTTTGCGCCTTCTTTAGACTTTTCGCGTTTATCACGAATACCTAAATTAGAGTTTTCTTCGGTAGGTGTATTACGTTCAGCCCAAGACTTAATATAAACACCTTCTGTTAAACCAGATTCTAACTCTACTACAGTACAGCCTGTTTCTGTATGGAATACTTTATCGATCTCGAAAGATGTATAGAATTTTGTAGGATCTTTAAATTGATCTTTCAAAACACCTACAACACCCACAGTAATTTCTTTACCGATTAACTCAGTAAGAACTTGTTTAGTAGTAGGTACATCTTTTTTCAAATCATAATTGTAGACCATAACTGTTTTTTCTTCTGGTTCTAGTTCAAACAACTCTTGATCAGCAGTTAAACGAGCCATATCATTTACAACAGTAAAACTAGGTAGATACTTTTGAGCACCTGTCTGTTTATCAATAAAGTAATGTTTCTGACCTTTTTCACGGACTGAAGTGATATACAATGTAGTATCCAATGTAGCACCTGTTGCTGCTACTAACTTCAATGTTACTGAGATAGAACCTCCAGAAGATTCGCCTAAGTAGGCCATCTCAATAGTCATATTATGTAGACCTGGAGACATCTTAGGACGTGCATTCATAGGATAGTCAGTTGCAGCTTCGATGTTTGCAGTACGTTTCAAATTAGCTAATAATGACATAGCGGAATTCCTTATATAAATTGATAGATTTTAGTTTGTTAAAGTTTGCAGTAATTAATCGTAATATTCATGTAAACGATCAATAACATGTTGCAGATTGTTGTCGATAAATGTTTCATCAGCAGACCACATTTTCATAGGACTACGGATACGTTCATTTACAGTATCTTTAGTTAAGCGTGTTTGAAATACATACTTAAACCCTAAAGCTTCTTCTTCTGGAGTAATCTCTAATAAAGAGTTAGTAGCTTTCAACTGTTTAAGAGATACCTTTTTAGTACTGATTACAGTAGAAAAGAAGGCTTCTACACCAGCATTAGCTAATGAACCTTTAACAGGTACTTTAGTCTCTAATACCATTTCAGATTCATTCATAATCTGACGTGTATGCGCTAAAAAGATCACATTCTTAGTAGACTTAGCTACAGTTTGAAGCATTAGATTTCTCAGAAACTGTGCGTAATCACCCCATGCTTTCATAGTATTTGAACTATTAACAACATAAGTAGATTCAAACATATCCATTAGGAATGTCAAAGT